TCCCAGATAGCTCGCGATGAAGGCGTTTCCAAAAGCTACGCGTCCGAGATCATCAAGAAGTACCGTGCCTCTCACCCGCTCCAGGCAGGTGAACCCACGGACTCGCACACACAGGAGTTGGATGTCGTTGCTGTCCAATAACGACCAGGTCATATTGCAAGCCGCCCTTCGCGAGAAAGGCGGCTTTCACCTGGCTACCCAGTGGTTCTTTGGTTGGGAACCGCTGTCGTATCAGTATGTCTGGCATCATATCCCTGTCCTGAATACCACATTTCTTGGCGGGATTGGCTCAGGAAAAACTGCCGGAACATCGGCTTCTTATGCGACCGATTGTTTGTCCATTCCTCATTTTAGGGCGCTCAATGCTTCTGTCACCGCCAAGCAAGCCGAGCTGGCTTACGACATGGTGGATGCCTGGTCGGAAAACAATCCACGTTTCAAGCGGTTGATCGTGGAACGCACGCTGCGCCCTTATCCCATTTTGAAATTCTACAATGGTTCCGTTTACGAATTCCGCACCGCCGGCCAGGGAGCGAAGTTCATCCGCGGCCATGAGTATGACCGGATCAACTATGACGAAGGCGAGTTGGATGAAGACGGCGAAGCGGTCAAGGTTTTGCGCGGTCGTCTGCGTGGAACACGCCCTGATGGAACGACCCGCATGGCGCGCCTGGATGTCACGGGTACGCCTGCGCCGGTCGAATGGTTCAGGACGCGCTTCGAGATCGGCCTTCCGGGCCACGAACGAGCCACGCTGGAAACGCTGAAGCATTACTTCTCCATGCGCGTGCGCACCCGGGACAATACTCGTCTGACCAACGAGCAGATCGAGCTGATGGAAGCGGAGTTCCCGGCGGAATACGCGAAGATCGAGCTGGACGCCGAATTTCCGGATTACGGGATGAGCACCTTCCCGCATAATCACATTCGCGCCTGCACGGATCCCAGCTTGAATGACGAAATGACGGAAGCTGTCTCAGAAGCGACGCATCCCAAAGCGGGATATAACATCGAAGAATGGCCTCGAGTGGGGACAGTCTTGATGGAGTTTCCTGTGGAGCTTGGTCACGTGTACGTGCAAGCCGGCGATCCTGGCACCGAAAATCCCCCCAAACGAAATGCGGCCTGCGTGATGGTATTCGACGTGACAAAGGTCCCATCGCAGATGGTGTATTTCCACTGGGTATCCGGGAAAGGTTCTTACACTCCATTCCTGAATTCCTTCAAGTACGCCATGGAGAAATATGTCCCTGAGGCCAAGGGCATGGATGTCACCGGAACTCAAAAGGCGCTGGACGAACTCGGCTTCGAGGCGTTCGGGTTGACCATCGATCCCTTGTATTTCGGCGGCCTCAAAGACACCCTGATCAATTCCCTGTCTTTGGCGCTGGCCGGCCACACACTGCGCTACCCAAGAATTGAAGGATTGAACAAGCAACTTATGGCTTACCACCGCGAAGATGACAAGAATGAGGAACAGGACCTGGTGATGACCCTGGCAATGATCGCTTACCTGAAACGATTTGTGAATCCAGAAACTGCTAAGGAAAAGCGCGGTTCGGTTCCACCTCCCCGCAACCGCCATCACAGAACTGTTCGTAATGGAGTACGACGATAATGCCAGACGGCAAAACCCATACCGCCGCTACGATCCGCGGCACGTTGGCGGCTGTTCCTGTCCTTCTCCTTCAAGGCCAGCCGGCCAACCTGGTTCTGTATATGGCGCTGGGATCTTTATCGAATATTCTGTTGAGTCCGGATCTGGATCTCGATGAGGGTTACATTGGGATCCACATGATCCGCACGTATTTTGGCGACCTTCCGGCCTGGATATGGCAGATGATCTGGAAACCCTATGCCAGACTCATGCCGCACCGCTCCGTTCGTTCGCATTTCCCGGTGATCAGCACCGCGATCCGGCTGGGGTACATCTACTTTATTTATCAGGCGGTTTTTCAGACGATCAATGTGTTCTTGTTCTTTGTGGCGCGCGGCAACAGCCTCCCTGTTTACCAAATTCCAATGCAAGAGATCTGGTCTGCGATCGTCCATCCTTTCGGGGTGTGGACGGTTCGGAGTGTAAATGCCTTTTCGTATTTCTGCGGCTTGTGTTTTGCGGATACATTGCACGCATTAATGGATGTCGTATCCACAAATTTTAAACACTTTAGGAGGAACATTGGCAGTCTATCGTTTCCGTTGTCGGAAATGCGGCCAGGTCATCGAGGTGGAGCACGGGATGACGGAGCCGCACCCAAAACGGCACAGCAAAGAATGCAAAGGGAAGTTGGTACAGGTGTACAGTTCGCCACAGGTGACCTACCGAGGGGCAGGTTTTTATACTACTGACAAAAGATTGGACCAAAGAGACCCCGATGACATGCCCTAGCCCTACTAAACAGTTAAGTTCCAAACGGAATACACTTGACGCAATTGGCAAACCCGTGTTAAAATATCTACATCTACGGCCTGATGAAATTCGCGTCCTGGATGTGGCGCGTCAAGTCGGATTTGGCGAGCTTCACAATATCGAGCTTTTGGACTGCGACGCCTCCGAAGAGAGGCAAGTCAGCCCCAATCAACAGAAATTCATCCACCTGGTTCGCTCGGACGGGATTTCGTTCATCTCCAAGATCGTCGTTCATAATGGAGAGCCCGCCGTGATCGAGATCGGCGGCAGCAGCCAGGGAATCAAGTACACACGAAAATTGAAAGTGGCAGATTAGCCGCCGCCTGACCAAACTTTTGGAAGGCTCTGGGATTTCCCAGAGCCTTTTTGTTTTCCGGAGATGTGATGGACCCCTTTGCGCTGGTACTTCGGCCCAATGAACTCGGCGATCTGGCGGACGTCAGTCCGTTCGTTCGCAATACCTGGGAAAGCCTTCGCATTCTGCGCTGGAAGGCGGTCCGTTATTACAGCGGCCAGATTTTCATGGAACCTGTCGCGCAAGAGGTCGGCGAAGCTGGCGGACCCCTGCTCTACCCGGTCGGGATCAATCTGATCAAGATGATCGTGCAGGCCATGACGGACGCGACATTCGGAGAATGGGATGACGCCCGCTCTGTACTGATGTGGAAAACTCAATCTTCCAAACCGATCACCGCGGTGGAAACCGCGGCAGTGGAATATGTGACGCGGCTCATGGAAGACAGCAATGCCGCTTCCATGTTCTGGGAACTGGAGTTCGACCGCAACCTTCAAGGCGCCGGCGTTTTGCGCGTCGTTCCCGATCTATCACGCCGCTCCCATTTGCGCTGGATCAAGATCCCACTGGATGGGTTCTACCCGATCTTCGATCCCAGTGATCCGGACACGATCCTGGAATGCTGGCAGGTGACGAACATCCTCCCCGAACAGGCGCGCGCCTTATACGGAATCGAGACCGCCGACCGCGGCACTCCGCTTTTGAAGTGCGAACACTGGACCGCCAAGGAATACACCACGACCATCGATGGGAAAAGGGTCGACATCTACAGCGGCATAAATCCTTGGGGAGTGATCCCCTACGTGTACATCCCGCGCATCCGCACCATTGATTGGTGGGGCGAAGCTCTTACGGATGATTTGTATTCCGTGCAGGATGAACTCAACATGCGCATTGCCGACACCGGCGAGGCGTTGAACTATCACTCTCATCCCGTGTATTGGGGACGAAATCTTCCCTCTACATTCAACACCACGAATTTCCCCCTGGATCCTTCGGCCCTTTGGGACCTGGGCCGCACGCACGGAGCCAATGGAGAAACTCCCGAAGTCGGGATGCTCAAGAACGAAACTCCGGTCCCCGAGCAGATGTTCAAGTACATCGATTTTCTCTATGACTGGAGCCGCGTTTCTTCCTCTGCGCCTCCGATTGCATTCGGGGAAGACGACGGCGGCGGACAGCGGTCCGGTGTCACGCTGGAGATCCGCATGTGGCCTCTGCTCAAGGCGGTCCGGCGTTCGCGCGGCTACCTGAATACCGGATTGATGCAGGCGCTCACCATCACGGGCCGCATTCTGGCGCAGAAAAAATTCTCCGATGTGACGCCTGGCGTGGCCGATCAACTGATCACCCGCTGCGTGCTGCCGGTCTTCAACCAGGTGATGCCGCGTGATGAGGTGGCGTTGGTGGATGAAGTTGTGAAGCTGCTTTCCACCAATCCGCCGGCCATCAGTTTGGAAACGGCTGAAGCAAAGCTCGGTCACGGCATTGCGGAGGTCGAGAAGATCGTGAAGATGATGAGCATGATCGAGGACTGGGCGCCCATTGAAAAGGCGATGAAGGCCATTCGCTCGGCGTCCGTTCCTCAGCCGAAGGCTGACAAACCCGAACCATCATCGCCGGAGGCCGATGGATCTTAGGGTTGCATTCCCCACCGACGAGCACTTCCCATTTCAGGATGAAAACGCTCGTTCGGTTGCCTTGCAGATCATCCGGGATTTCGACCCAGATGTCCGGGTCACCTTATCAGACGGATTGGACTTTTACAGCATTTCAAGTTTTGACAAAGACCCGACGGTTCTGAAAGCCGGAGGATTGCAGAAAGAGATCGACGCCTGGATCGCAGGCCAGAAGGAATGGCTGGACGCTTCGCCTCATGCACGAGTCTATGCCATTCTTGGAAATCACGAAGACCGCTTGAGAAAGTATCTCTGGAAACATCCGGAGTTGAGCGATCTGGAAGTTTTGAAACTGGAGAACCTGCTGCACTTTGAAAGACTCAACATTCGAGGCGAGGTGCAGTTGGAGGTGGAGATCGGCGACGTCCACAAACTGGTGGTCAAGCACGGAAAGAGGATCCGCCAGCAGTCTGCGTATTCGGCACGCGCCGAGCTCGAAAAGGAGTTTTATGCGGCCAGTGTTCTCACCGGACACACCCACCGCGGAGGAACACATTATGCGCAAACGCGTAGAGGAGTGGTTACGGCATTGGAGTGCTACTGCCTTTGCCGGCTGGACCCGGCCTACGATCCATCTCCAAACTGGCAGCAAGGCATCGTTTTATCCACTATCAGCGAAAGCGGCATTGGCTTTGAGCCGATACTGTTCACTCGACATCTGGGGAAGGTAGTTGCCCAGTGGCGAGGCAAGGAATACCGCCAGGAATAGTTTCCGGCGACAGAAACATTTGAGGAGACGTAATCATGACTGAAGATTTGACCACCGCGACCCCTGAAAGTTCCGCTGGTAACACGACAGCAAACGTTCAGCAGACCAAAGGTGGATCGCAGACGACCCCTGCGATACCCGAAGGGTATGTACCGATCGAACGTCTGAACGGCGCCCTTCAAAAGATCGAACAGCTCACCCTGTCCAAGAAGACCGTCGAAGATTTACTCGCAGTCGCGAACACTCGCATTGGCGAGCTTCAGGCTCACGGGAAATCCATCGAAACTGAATGGTCAGGCAAGGTCGGTGATGCAGCCAACGCATTGAAGGGCGCTACGGATGAACGCGACGCCCTGAAGAAGGAGAATGCCTCGCTCAAGGCCGAACAACTGAAAGTGAAACTGATCGGCGATCTTGGGCACTACAACCTCCTGGCAATTGCAGATCAAATCCCTGTTCTTGACGATCCCGCAAAACAGAAGGAAGCGATCGAGCGTATGGCGGCTTTTGCAAATTCCATCGCACAATCCCGCGAGCAGGAACTGACGGCTGGCACGACAAAAGTGACAACGCAGACAGTTCCGCAGAACGCCAGCGACCCGACCACTTCAGCGGCCTGGTCGAAATACATCGAGAGCTTCCCGTTTGGCACCCCGGAACGCGAAGCGGCCTTCAATCGATGGGGCGAATGGGCTGCAAAGCAAAAGCCACAGAGAGCATAGCGTTCTGACATCTTATTAATTTTATTGGAGATAAAGAATGGCTGACGAACTTGAAACCGGTCTATTGACCGCCTCTTCTCTTCCCGCCGGGCAGCGTGCCTACTACGAGGCGCGGTTGCTGGAAAACCTGCGCACGAAGTCCGTGCTGGTTCCTTTTACCGTTATGAAAGAGGACTTCGCCCGGCGCGACACCGGCTCGGTGATCTATTCCGAAGTGTTGGACACCGAACCGAACTGGAACCCGTTCACCGAGAACGTGGTCTGGCTCAAGGGTGCGTCCCTTGACAGTCGCTCGGTCACCATCGACCTGGAAATCCATGGCGATGTGATCAAAATTTCTGACTACAACGAATTGGTCAACTACTGGAACAACGGCGATCTGCGTGGTTTGGTGGATGGCAAGTTGGGCCAGAATATGATCGCCCATCTCGATATTCTTGCCCGCAACGCGTTCCTCTCGCACCCCACTCCGATCTTTGCGGGTGACCGTGCGGATCGCGCCAGTTTGACTTCTTCCGATCTCTTCGTTCCCGACATCGTGGAAACCGTGCGCGTTCACCTGGAAGAGAACGAGGTCCCGGGCCTCAATGCAGTCGGCGATGGCGAAAGCCGTGACATGGTCTGTGCGACCACGCCGCGCGTCATCAAGGACATCCGCACCGCTGCCGGCAGCGACTGGATCGATGTCGTGAAGTATGCCCAGCCGATGAAGAAATTCAATTCGGAAGTCGGCATGTGGGGCGGCGTGAGGTTCATCAAGACGAACCGTAACCGCCTGCTGAACCATGGCGCAGTGGTTGCGCAGACTAACTTGGATGGCGCAACCGTTCCCGGTCAGGGCGCGGCCTCCACCGTTGACAAGGTGTATAACGTCGGCCAATCGATCTCCACGCGCTACATCCAGGTGCATGCCGTGACCGGTTTTGTGGTGGGTCAGTACATCACCGTTTCCAGCCAGAGCTCCTCCACTGCTGGCGCTCCCATCACCGAAGCAGATGGCACGCAGGAAACCCGTCGCATCGTGAGCATTGACACGGTCAACAAGCGCATTTCCCTGCACAAGCCGTTGCTGAAGCCGCATGCAGATGGCGACTTCGTAACCACCGGTCTGCATGTCCACGCTTCCATCTTCATGGGTGGCCCAGGCGTGGTTTATGGAGTGGGCGAGCGTCCTCATCCCGTGTTGCTGCCTGTGATCGACGATCTGGGCATGATCCGCAGGTTGGCGTGGCGCGGTTTCCTGAAGATGCAGTTGTTCCGCCCCGAGATGTTCTCGATTGTTGAAAGCGCCGGCTCCCTCGATGGTATTGGTGGTCTGTAGGCGTTGATATGAACTGGGGCGATCTTGTTTCTTCTGTACAGATAGACCTGGGCGACCTTCAAGGCACGAAGTACACCGCTGCGCGCCTGGTTGGAGCGTTCCGCTCGGCTATCAACGATGTGTCCATGTATTACCCGTTGCGCTATGACCGCGTAGCTTTAGAGGTATTTGTGGATCCGGACACCCAACAGGCAACGGACCCGAGGAAGTTCGTACTTCCTGACAACTTTATCAAAGAGATCACGGTCGAGTGCCCGGCGGACACATTTCTGTCACTGAGACGGGATCGCCCCGGTTTCCGTCGCACGCCGCCACAGCGTCCCATGCAGTATTACACCGACAGCTCCTATCTCTATCTGGATGCCGACCCCGCGGGCGCTGTGGTCCTGGATGATACGCAGAACGCCCAAGTGCTTCTGACCTATTACGGCATACACAATATGCCGGCTGACGAAAACGACAACAGTTTTGAACTGACCGTTTCAGCACGCGACCTGGAGCTGGTCATGCTCTATATGAAAGCAGAGATGCTGGAGAGTGAACGTTCCAAGCAATCCATTCTGGACCGCTTCAAGATGGGTAGCGGCGAACGTACCGACAACCCGGTTCGCCCGGAAGTGATCGATTACTGGGCGGAATATCGCTTGAAGATTGCGGAACGATCCGGAAAGACCATCCTGCTGGAGCGACCTCGCAGGTACCGCGGTTCCAGAGACTTTGAAGGATTGCGATGACAGGTATCCACGATCTCATTCTTGCGAGAATAGAGGACGCGCTGCAAGCCGCTTTGATCGATGAGCCGACCGCGGCCCTGGCTCTAATCAAGATGACCGATCCGACGGCGACCGATCCGGCAATTGCCGGCCTGGTCCAAATTGGTCCCATCCAGGGCGATCCAACACCGGATGTCGCGCGTATCTCGGCAACCATTCACGAAAATGATCCGGATGCCATGATGGGCGGCGCAGTGACTGGCCTAAAAAGCGATTGGGCGGATGAAATTTTCGAGGTGGAGATCGGAAGTGCGGTCACGCATTATCGACGCTTCTCGGTCAAGATCCGCTGCCTGCTTGTGACTCATCAGGAGCCTCTACCGGAGGCGCGCACGATCGCTTCCACGGTAAGAGAACGTGCGGAGCAGGCGCTTCTGCATATGGAAGTTTCCGGCATCGGAAACGACAAGGAGTACGTTTCGCGTGGCGTTATCTCGGACGAGTTTGAAGGTGAAATGCTTCAGGCTGGCGGACCGACGGCATACGACTATCACATCAAGTTACGGTTTTCTTTATTGAGTACACGGTTAGGAGCATAAATGACCGCTTCAGAAAAAACTCTTATCGGTATTGCGGAACAAACTGCCTTTGGTACTCCCATTACGACCGACAATTCCTTTGACTACCTGCTGTTCACGCAGGGCGGTCTGTCGGTCGCGCCGGTCAACGTTCCCCTGGACATGGAAGTAGGCGGCGGCGCCGTCCTGCGGGATGTCATCAAGGGCGGCGTGGTGACCGGCGGGCAGTTGCAAGTCATCCCCCGCCCGAACACTCTGGGCTGGGTGATCAAAGGCATGACCGGGAATGTGGTCAGCGTGGATGGTCTCGACGGCAGTTACACGCATACCTTCACGCTCGGCGCTGATCCGTTTGCCGCTCCCTATTTCACCGCGCGCATCGCACCAGGCAATTTGTGGGGCGAACAGTATCAGGATATGCGCTTCACCAGCCTTGCGTTGCAGTGGCGCGGCGGGCGGTTCCTGACTGGCGCTTATGGATTGATCGGCGGATTGCCCGCCAAAGTTGCCAGTATGTCTTCCTGGAATGCCGCTGCCAAGATCGATGGCGGCCCGCAGTTCCTTGCTCCTCTGGGCGATATTGAACTGCCTTCCGGGACCAAGTTGAACATTCTATCCGGCTCGTTCGCGGCCCAGGCATCCATCCCACTGGATGAACAGTGGATCGTGGGCCAGTACACGCCGCAGAATTTCGACATCACCCAGCGGGCCTACATGCTCCAGATGGCTGTCAAGATCGTGGATGACAGTCTGCAAAAGAAGATCATGTACGACCCGGCGGGCGGCTCGGCCTGGCTTGCGACCATGTTGAAAGATGGCACGGTGAAAGTCAAGTTCAGCGCCGCGGCCAATGCCGGCACAACCCCGACCCCGTATTCGCTCGAGATCGATGCGAATGGCGTGGCCCAGGGTTCTCTGGCGAACGTTGCCTGGTCTGCCTCTCCAATCAACTTCCAGGCGGGTCGGGTGGTCGTCATGAACATCGTCGGCACGTTCCTGGCCGATCCTGCCGGTGCATCACCGATCACGATCAAACTGGTCAACACCAGGCAGTCCTACGCATAATGTTTCCGGCCCTGTGGAAACAGGGCCGCAGATTTCAAACTGGAGGTTCTCATGAAGTTCGGACAATACGCTATTTTGCAGCCCGTCGAACATCGCTTCGAGCGCGAGCCTGACTGGTATTGGAAGATCAAGCCGGTCACCACGGGCGATGAGGTGGCTCTGTCGCAATTCCTGTCCGCGGAGCGGACGGCCATCCTGCCCGATGGTTCCCGGACCGTGAAGCGCATCGCCAACATCGAAATTGCTCTCCGCGAAATCGCGCTGACGTTTGCCGGCACGAACATTACGGATGAAAGCGGCAAGCTGATCCTTGAACAAGGCGCCACCATCGAGCAGATCGAAGCCGCGCTTCGCACGATGCCGAACGAGATGGTCAATGAGTTGTGGACGGCGGTCGGCGATGCCATCCCAACCTGGGGGCCGGTCAAACCAAAAAACTAGAGATCGAGGCGAGCTATCACGAGCGCCTCGAGCAGATGGAAGACACCGTCAAAGAGGCGGTGATGAATGGTACGGAAGATGTGGTGTTGAGTTTGATGATCGAGACCGCCATCAGTTCGTTCCAAACGGGTCAACCGGTCTTCTCAACACTTTCCGAGGAGCCCTTGTTTTTCCGCCGCTACTTTAAACGTTGGGTACGAGAGGCAATGGCTGACATTGCGGCGCTGAAGAAGGCAGAACAATATGGAGCGGACGAGTTGGCGCGCACACTCCAGGCTTCATAGAAAGGATGGGAGCAGCGAGGCTACGCCTCCGGTCTCGCTGCTCCCGACCAGGATCATGGCAAAGAGACGAGCGCATCGCGACGACAATTATCAATCGACATTCTTTGATGAACTCAAGGCTTCATCCACCAATGTCCCTTTTCCGCTTCAACAGAAGACAGCGGAGTTTATTGCGTCCGCCTATCACGCGCGTCCTGATGCAGCAGATCTTCCATTACCATCAAGTTTGGCAAAAGAGTTGTCTGCCTTTGGTCCGGTGGGGACCATTGGCGATGCGCAAAATTTAATCCTGTCATCTCATTATGGAACCATGGGCGAGTTCGCTCAAGGCGTGATCAACAACCCTGGCTCCAGGTTGTCCATCGGGGATGTATTCAGCACACTGACCGAGGCCGGTCTCAACGCGTTTCGCGGTTACGACCCGACCCAATCGGCATTCAGCACTCATTTGGTTCATTCCATGCGCGACGCCCTGGTGGATGCGCGCCGTTCCATGCTTCCCAGCGGCAGTGAAGCCGGGTTGGATAGCATTGCTGTTCCTTTTGAAGATCCAACCGATGAAACATCGGCCTGGAGCGGAACGACAGCGCCTTATGGGACTCCCGATGGTGAAGAAGCTCCCGTCAAGACGTGGGTTCAAAGTCTTTACGAAAACATTGCGGGAAATGTTCAATCCGGGCCGGTCACGGCCTATGGAGTGAATGGGGAGGGCTTTGTCCCATCCGTTGTTCCTCTTCCTCATCCGGATGGGAAGACTCTTCCCACCGGGTTCTATGCTCCTGATGGACAAGGATTGATGCTGGGAGGGCAGCTCAACCCCAATCTTTCCACGCGTCCCATCAAGGGCTGGAAACAGGTATGGGTGGGAGCCGATGATATTCGTGAATACTCAGAGGCTCTTGAAAGCGGTGTTCCTCTAAGTTCCAAACCCGGTCTTGCAGACCGCGTCGCCACTTCTCTGCGAAGTCTGGCAAATGGCTTGCTGGGCAACGATACCGTTGGAGGAAATCCGATCGGTTTCAACGTGCAGCAACTGGATGCCGAATTCATGGGCCAGCCGTATGGGATGCAGGAAGTACGAGGAGATCCCATCCTGGGAGTGCGCTCTCGCACTCTCGAGGCCATGGAAGCCCTGGACACGGAAGGACACGATTTCTTCGATGCTTCAGGCCAGCTCAGGGCATTGGTCGTTTCTCCTTCTCAAAGAATTCCCATGCTGATGGCAAGGGATTTACGCGTAAGCGGCAGAATTCAATATGGCCTGGATGCCAGTGGCAACAAGGTTGCTCGTGCGGTCTCCAGTGTACGAAACAACGAGGCCTTTGGCGACCAACTCGATAAAGAAAATCGAGCCGGCTATCAGGCTGCCAACCGCGTCAACCCCGTCGAACTTGAAGACTGGGAAACCAAATACGGTGATGTGACCAGCGGCCCCAATGGTGTTCCGGAAGAATTCGCTGATCAATATCGTGCCTTTCTTCTTGATCGCGGGTCTGCGGTTCCGACCCCTAAACATGCGGTTCCGCAACCGCAGGATCCGCCCATGCCAGGAAATTGGAGCGCAGTCCGTCCGGTGGTTGGCGGCGCACAACCTCCTGAACCTCCTCGACCTCCTGTGGATCTTGCCACTCCCGAACCTTCCGATGACGGAAACTCCGGCTGGCAGACATCCAATGAAGCGATGGATTATCTGGTCAATGCCTTCCCGGAGTATGCACAAAAATTCCTGGGTACCGGGCCAGAGACTAAGCCGGCATTCGATGCCTGGCGAGCTTCGCTTTCCCCTGAACAACGAAAGAAGTTCGACAGCGCCCACGCGTTTGTAACGAAAGAAAAACAAGATCCCATGGTCGTTAAGATGAACGCTGGCTCAGCCACGCCCATGGGACAAGCCATGGCGCAAGCGCGCAAAGAGAGAGCGATCGCAAAGCGTGCGGTTCAACCTGCCATGGCTCCTGCCAAATCGGCAGAGCCGGCTTCCACAACTTTCAACGCGAAGAGCCTTGAGGAACATGGAGTTTCTGCTGACCATGGAGCCTCCAATCCTCCGACCGCACCTCAAGGCGCGCCTGAACCTCCGCCCAACTTCCCTGAAGATGAAGAACATGTTTCTTCGTCTCAAGCAACCTCATCTGAGAACAGCGCCTTTTCCGGACCCTGGCGACAGGCTGCAAACAATCCATCCTTGGGTGTGTTTGGAGCAGGTCGTGGTCCTTCCGGTTCTGGTACGCCTTCATCATTGCGTGTCACGTCGGCGCTTCTATCGGACTGGAAAGTTCGCGCCGCGGATCTTTCTGCGCAAGATGCAATCGGGTTCAGAGATGAAGCCCTGGGAGCACTCGAACCATTATCTCGGAATGGAAACCCCGCCAGTCCCAATTATGGGATGGTTGAAAGCGGTCATCTCGTAAAAGACGGACAAGAGACTCTATCGGCTGCCAATGTGGATCTGGCAGTTACCTGGGCACAGCAAGCTACCGGACAGGCCTTGAACTCCGGCGCGGTTACCGAGGGAATGAATGCGAATTCCGCTTCTGCCACCATGACGCAGAAGGTCTGGAAAGCCCTCGATCAGATCGCCAATAAATACGTTGATGCGTTGGGCCAGGAAGATCCCGAGCTTCAACTGGCAGCCAAGCGCCAGGCGGTAGCCATCAAGACAGTCGCCGGGCAAATTGCCGGGTCGGTCACGCATGACATGCGTGAGGATCTGGAACAACGCGGAGACGATGGCCGTCATCGCGCCATTCGCCTTGGCAACAATGCCGGGCTCGCTCAAGCTGCCATACAATCCAATCCTGAATTTGCGGATTGGGTTGAAAGCCAGCCGGGAGGGCTGAACGCTGTTTTGCGCGGGCCGGAACGCACGATCAACACTGGCACAGATGTATTAAATGTGGGCAGTGGTGGTTACAACTCTGGGCGCGGACGTGATGGCGGCGGCTTCGGCGGCAACGAAGGTGGACGATCCATCTATCAAACGCCGGCTGGCCGCTTCATGATGGAAATGATGATGGTCGGCTACGGCTGGAAGGATACAGCCGGCCAGGTACTTCAATCCGCCGAACAGTATGGCATGTCGCAAGCCAGCATGCTGCCGTTGGTTGCCTATGGAAACAATGGACCTATTACGGGTGCTGCGGCCTATGCAAGCCAGCGTGCCCTTGCTCAGGAAGAACAGGGACGCCTTGCCTATGAAGCCTATGGTGGCTTCACCAATCTTGGATACGCGATTGGCGGCGGACCGATAGGCAATGCCGTATTCCAGATGGGCGATGCTGCCAAAGTCGCGACGGGTGCAGGGATCGTGACCGGCGGCGCAGCCTACGCAACCAGCTTCCTGGGGATGGGAACTGCCCTATCTTCCGTAGCGGCTCCCATTGGATTAGGCGCGGCTGCATTGGTTGGTACGCCATTGATGGGAATGGCGGCTTTCAATGCCTTCACTGGTAAATCACCAGACGAAGGTCTTTCTCCAATGAATATGGTCAGGGCCGGGGTGGTAGGCAGCGCCGAGTTTATGGCTGGAGATTGGAAAAATGGCCTGCTCAACACGATTGATCCAATCGGCGCCCAAGGGAGTTTCCTTGACGAGCAAATGTCGAAGGACTTTGGCAGCAAAAGCCCGATCGATGTTTACAAGATGGGTCTTGGCCTGTACGGTAAATGGCTTCCTCAAGCTGCCTCATGGCTGGCCGGTGAAACACCACAACAAAAGGAAATCCGAACTTTAGCGAATACCATTTCGCAGAATACTGCTTTGCAGGTTTCCGACGTCGAAAACCAGTTACAGCCGATCCAAACCATGCTGGGCGGGTTGTCGTCACCGGCTCAATCGAAAACAGCGACCCAGTTGATCGAGCTGGCCCAATCCACTGGACTCAATCAAGCCGGCATCATCGGAAGTATTGCTGGCTCACGTGGTTTGGTGCGCGGTTCGGTTGATGAACAAAATCTCGTGCAGCAATACCTCGCTCTGCCGACGGAGGAAGCTCGTAATCAATTCGTGCTTCAGTCGCAAAGCGACGCGCAAGCTTTCTCTCAATACGCTCCGTATCTTCAGGGAACAACGGCGGCGGCAAGCCGCATGTTCTACGCCTCCGGGATGACCCTGCCGCAGGCGCAGCAGTTCGCCCCCATCATCGCCGGCGCGGCCATGTCCCAGGGCAGTCAGTTGACCCCTGACCAGGCTCTGCCGTTGATGCGGGAAAGCTTGAGCTTGGGCAAGTACGCCACAACGATCGGTTCGATGGCCGGCCAGCTCGACATGATGGGCGTCAGTAATTACGCCCAGGATTTCACACAGCTCTTCGATATCGTTGGGCCTGGCAAGCAAGATATCCTGAAGATGCAGGAGATATTCTCCGGCAACCGCTATGCGTGGTCCGATTACGGACGCCAGGCTGGCCTCGGCGTCTACCAGACCATGCAACCCAACGGGCTCCAGGCCGGCACGACCGACATGAGCGGCTTGCTGATGTTCGCCCGGCAGAACCAACTCGGCCAGACCGGACTCAGCGATCCACAGACCCTGAGTGCTTTGGGTGTCACGAACCCGAACATTCAAAATGCCTTGTTGTCCGGCGGGATGTGGGCTGCTCAAACCCAGCAGGAGCAACAGCAGCAATCCTATCAAATGCAGGGCTATGGCATCCAACAAGCCCAGCTCTCAAGCAATCTGGCTTATACGAACCAGATGTATGGTTACCAGCAACAAGAGACTGCGGTCAACTGGGGCGCCACACAATACGGCTTCCAGGCATCACAGGCCTCGCTGGACTTGAGCAATCAGGCATTCGCACAGAACCTGGCTCTCTCCAAGCAGCAGAACGCCACAAGTTACGCCTATCAGATGTCTTCTGCCGCCTTCCAGCAAGGCACAGTCCTGGAACAAGAGCAGTTCTCCAGGCAGGACTACAACTTCGGTGTCCAGATGAACCAGCTTCAGTATGGCTGGAACCTCTCCGACATAAATCTCGCGATCTCCAGATCAACCGGCTTCGATCGAGCGCAGCTTGTCAAGCAGCGTGACCGTATGGTGGAAAGCAACACCCTGAACGTCAACCATGCCGCGCAGGACGAAGCCAATCAGGAAGATCTCTGGAAGCGCCAGCAGGACCAGTACGAAAAGCAGGTTCAGTACAACCAGAAGATGCAGGAACTGGACTTGCAGGCTTTCAAGAACCAGGAAAGCCAGCACAAGGCCCTTGCCGATCTGGATGAGAAAAATCTGCAAGAACAGATCAAGGTCCAAACCGAGCTTCACGACTTGCAATTACAGATGCAAAAGGAGACTCACGCACACGATCTTGAGAGTCTTGAGTTCTCCCAACAGCAGCTTGACTTGCAGATCGCTGTAAACACTACGGCCTTCCAATATCAGCAGGCCATGGAAGCCATACAACGTTCGCAGGCTTTACAGACTGCCAGCTTCCAGCAGATCGTAGGATACGCACCGGCATTCAAAGATGCCCTGACTTCCTTCCTGACGTTCATGCAGAATGTCATCAACAACAATCAATCTCTCGGTAACAACGGATTAGGCCAATAATGAACGCTTACATCACACTCGATGGCTTCAAATACGCAACCATTCATAAACAGTGGGCACCCACAAAAGAGCGCCCGGTGGTCATCAAGAAGCTGCTATCCGGCGGACGCAACGTGACCTTTGGCCCATCCATGACCAATCAGTGGGCGGGCGTGATTACGGTTCCCGTGACGCCGGCTACTGGATACGGCGCCATTTCCGACTTGCGGGCCACGTATGCCAAGCTGACCACCCTGACGTTCGTCGATCATTACGGAGTGACCTATTCCGTAGTGATCGACCGTCACGTCGGCGAAGCATCGCTCACCCCGGTGTGGGATGCCGGCACAAACATGTTCCAAGTCAACATCACGCTGGTGCAAATCTCATGAAACCAGGAATGTCATCCCTTCTCTCACTCATTCCCAACCCGAAGACCGCAGGCGCCCGGGTGACTTTCCGCGTCAAGAGACCGTTGTTCTCAAATGCCGCCCTGACAGACAGTCTTGGGATTACTGACCCCACTTTGATCGACAGTGCCACTTCCATTTCAGGAGCAAGTCTTTTTCGTGTGGTGAACGATCCCGCTACCCATCATTTATTTACTCAATCCATTGGAACCATTGTTTCCACGTGGCCGACATGGAACGATAGCTCCATTGTTCTCGCCACAGGTTCAAAGCCTGGCATAGAGGGTGGGTATGTGTGGTATCAAAAACCAGACAACAGCATCAACTATCGCACCTTCAACGGAAGTACGTTTGGCTCTGAAGTATCTGCCGGCGTAAGCATCGCTTACCCCGTTACACTGGCTCCGGTTGCATCCGGTTGTTATGTCTTTTATTACTCCACGCGTTGGCAAATTGCCTACCTTTCTGGAGGTACATCCACGACCTGGAGTGGTGGTGTCTATGGAACTTCGTCTACCACCAATCAATTCGATGCGATCACCATAACCGATCAATTCGGGAACGCCATTGATTATGTGTATTATCAGGATTTGGATGCAGGTCGCGTGATCGAGCTTTCTCACCGGGCATCCACGAATACCTGGGGGCAACCCCGATCCATTATCGCCATCGATGCGATCAACGCTCTGTATGGATTGAAGCTTTATGGCGCAAGTGTGATCAACGGAATGGCGGTGGTCACCGGGCGTCTCACCCGTACCAGCGACGGCGACCCTGTCTCCATGGATGTTTATCTCATGGGCCCGGAAGTCTACACGCTCGGGCGCGATATGTTCATTTCTGCTTCGCAAATTGGCGGCAAACTGCTTTTGATTGGCGGAAACCAGCTCGTGTCTTCTGGCTGTGCCGGATACGCCGTCGCAACAGCAACCAATTTGTTTGGAGTTGACACTTCCAGCCTGAAGTTGGTCACATCTGACATCGTGAACTTGACTCTTACCGAAGGCGAGAACCGCAGTTCCACGCTTCAGCTCACCATGTCACCGGCCATCTTTCCACACGCAGCCCTGGTCAAAGGGGCGGAAGTGATCCTCGAAGTTTCCTACAACGGAAACTATGGAACTGCTCTCACCGGCGAGATCGACAGGATCCTCTCAACAAAAGGTGAAGGACAGGACCTATCGATCTCGGTTGTGTCAACTTCCACCAAGCGCCTGGCCGGCTGGCAGCCCGATCAAGGCATTTACATACCCTCTCAGACAACCGCCGTTGGCGCCGCTTCTGACCTCACGCAATTCGTGGAGGATGACGGCGGAACGATCGTGTTCGGGAGCGGGTTCAAAACAGGCGGCGGAACAATATACAACGACACGGATCCGGGATGGATGTATAGCGGCTCGTGGGGCGTGGACGCCTCGCAGGGATGGAACCCCATTACCGGAGTGTATGGGGCGTCCATTCATTACGACAATTCCAGTGATCCCAACGGATACGCCACCTTTACATTTACCGGGGTCGGTTTCATCTTCTACTATACGCGCAACGTAGATCGCGGCTTGCACAATATTTCCGTTGACGGAACATTGGTCGCCACGGTCAATGCCAATAATCCCACACGCGTCCAGGGATCGTATGTCAGTTCCGTGCTGCCCTCGGGCAGTCATACCGTGAAGATCTCCCATGGAACGCCGGTGGCAAATTACATCGACGTGGACGCGATCGAGATTTTCACCGTTCCAACGAACGCAGCCACTCCAGGCAATTTCAATCAGTGGAACGTAATGTACACCGCCTGCAATTCATCGCGTGGCGGGGTCATGCGCGCCCGTTTCTACAACGAAGCGACCACGGATCTTTCCACCCGCAACCCGCGTTTTGGCGTCGGTCTCAATTACTATCGCGAGAACGCGGCTGACGCCGCCGTTCGCCTTGGCGTGAATTACGACGCGGTTGGCCCAAACCAACTTCAGTACAACGGCCTCGTGGCGGTCTATAGCCGCAATGAAGCTGGTGGCTCTGAGGGTGTTGCTTTGTACGACTGGAAAGCCAATGTCATGACCTCGCTTGCGACTCAAGCTTTTACCGCCGCGAAGAACGCCATGATCTGGTTCCAGATCTACTTTGTGGAAGGCATGATCAAAGTGGATTACCAGGTGGACGGAGCAACCACCTGGACCAACTTGATTTCCTATTCATACGGCAAAGCCAACGCCTGGGTCAATCAAAACCTGGGACATGGCTTCATCGTGATGCAGAAACAGCTAACGACCTCCATCTCGTCTTACGAGTTTTCAGACACGGACACAGTGATTGGCCTGGGTAGTCTGACCGGCTTTCCGGCCTCCGGCTCGATCCTGGTGGATCAGGAAATCCTGTCGTACAGCTCGAAAACGAGCTTTACCAACGGATCTCTTGCTGGCAACACCTATCCGATTATCTTTTGGCCGGCTGTTCGTCTGGATGGCGCATATACCGGAGCCGCATGGATACCGATTGCAGGACCAAAGTCATCCCCGTTCAACGCCATCAACTATGCTCAAAACGCGGTCATTGTGTTTGTGGGACTCAATCGTTCGCTGCTATGCACATATTCCGATCCTAACGCTGACGCCACACGCCGCGGTGATCTTTGGATCCCCACCAGCGGTACGTATTATCCCGGTTGGAAGATGGATATCGGCAATACGGCTAAAGGAAGCTGGGTCGCTTCCGGTATTCCATCGATGTATTATTTTGGCGCGGACCCAACGGTGTTCGTACCCAGCGACGGCGTAACGGATCCCACGGGTTATGCCCTGAATAATTACTACCTGTCTCACAACGCCCGCATCGCACCAGGATTGAACCTTAGCGGGCGAGGGCTGCTTGGCACAACGGCAATTCCACACAACAACAGCATCGCATACGTGTACGCACCCATCACCTTGTTCTGCGACCAGATCGAGTATTTCACGCAGGACGAGGATGTCACCCTGGGCGATGCTCTTCAGCACGTGATCGGACAGACCGGCGGAGATGTGGAACAGAACGATCTTGTCGATCAAGACCAGGTTGGAGCCGCCAGTACATGGACCAACGTCCAGGTTCCTGAGAACAGCTTGATCAATTTCATTGCTGAAATTTCTGTTCCTCCGTCTCTGGCGAACAACGTTGCCGTAGGCATGGCGTTTCGGTCTCCCACCGCCATCCCGGTGGGCGCCCATCCAGTCAATGGCTATTGGTTGAATTTTACATACAACGGAACAGCCTGCTTCCTGTCCCTTTACTCTTACGTGTCAAACGTTCAAACCCTGCTGAAACAATATACAGTGGCGTCGATTGCGCAATCCGGCAGGTTGAAGATCTCCGTCCATGTCAACATGATCTCCGTTTGGCTGGATCACAAATTCCTGTTCTCGTTCCGTGATGATACGTTCACGAGTGGAACCTACAAAGCTTTCACGATCTACAACCCTGTAGCATCTCCGACGCCGGCATTCCATTTTCTTTATTCGGAAGTGAACGACCTGCTGGCAGACATCACGGTTGGAACTCGTGGGAATGGCATGCAATGCTTGGATGACCTGACCCGTAATCGCCGCGTGTACTTCCGCTCGAATGCCGATGGAAGCATGTTCTTCTGGAAGATGCCCATCTCCGGCGGGACGCTTCCCGACATTGTGATCACCGCCCAGCACGAATACGACGACTCTCGGGTTACCCGTATGCGCCTGGAAGGGTTGCAGGTGGTCGAGGTGGCCGACTTCAATGGACTTTCCGCCGTCGGAAACATCTTCGAGGATGAGAGTTCGTATTATTCCAACACAACGTTGGATGAAACCGGCGAAGCCCAGTATTACCTCAACTCCTCAAGGCAGCGGTCAGAGATCTGGACTCTGGACACTGTATTTCACCCGGCTCTTCAGCCTGGCGATCTCGTGAATGTTCCCATCGCCGGCGAAGCCGGGTCTCCAGTCAGCATCGGCATCATGAGCACCCAACTCAACCTGGGTTTTACCGGTGACACATTCGACATTTCGTCTGTTGTTCAAGGATTTGCCGCATGAAGGATACCTATTCAAAGCTAAAGAAGTTCGCAGATCTTCAAGACAAGAACCGCCCTACCAAAGGCACGGTCTTCTCCATCGACGGTTCGTTTATTGATGTGTACGTCAAGGCGCATTCGTTCGTCATGCGTCACGTGCAGACCATTGGAACCGCGACCTATATCGGCCAGCCCGTGACCATTACCTGGGATAACGGCATCCCCACCGCGCATATCGTTGACAGCGCCGCGGCTTCATCTCCAGTGGTCGCCAATAATGAACTTGCCAATCCCACGGGCGCTCCCACCACAGGCAATGTGGACCTGGGCAATTTCCGGATCATCAATCTTGCTGCTCCCGTCAATCCGACGGACGCAGTCAACAAGCAATATGCAGACAATTATGCCACTGGCATTCAACCCGCCATCAAGTGGATTATGGCTCAAACCTACGTTTAAGGAAAAACTATGGCCCCTAACATTACTCCTGTTTTCGTTCTAATGCCTGCTTTGAATATCGGGACGTTCAATACGGCAAATTCCAATCGTGATGGTACGGGCACTATTCAATCCATGGTAACTGGAGCGACAAACGGCACCCGCGTCAAAAAGATCACCATCCGGGCGCTGACCACCACAACTGCCGGCATGATCCGCTTCTTTGCCAACGATGGAAGTGGATGGCGTTTATGGATGGAGGTTCCAGTCATGGCTGTGACAGTTTCCGCCACTGTGGCCGGCTGGGGTTACCAGCTTTTATTGCAGGGAGAGAATGCTTTGGTTCTGCCTGCTGGATATTCTTTGGGCGTAGCAACGCAAAATGGCACTGCGTTTAGTTATGTCGTAGAAAGCGGAACGTATTAATGAACACCGGGTTTCCATTTGCCTTCGGCCAAAACCAGGGCGCCTGGTACGGTACAGGCGACCCAATGGACGCCGTGAACACGCAAGCTTCCGGCGTCGGAATGTGCAACCCGGGAATTGTCACGAATTCTTCCGGGATGATTTACAACAACTTCAATTTCCAAAATGGTCTCCAGACCATGGGGATCGATAACATCACATCGACTTTTTTGCTTGGATCGGACATCAGCAAACCGGCCACCACGTCACTCTTGGTTACGGGTTCTTCGCTGATTTATAACGGAGAAACTTTAGCGGGCGGAGATGTGTTGTTTGGAGACAACACAATCGGCAAGGCTAATATGCACTGGAACTCCGTGGCTGGAATGCTGGAGTTTAGGGGAGGCACGACTGTACAAGCATATGTCGACACAGACGGATCGATTGTTGCTGGAGCCGGTGCGCTGAAACTGAATAGTAGTGGCATTTTGTTCACGAGTGGTCTGAACCCGGGTCCAAATGCAGTTACATGGTTTGATACCGGGTATGCCAATTACATTGGTTATATCTGGGGATCAGCCGCTTCGATACCTCTCCTTGGCTACGTGGCATCTGTAAATATTACAGCTCCAATGGCGAACAGTGGACAAAAAGCATCTCAAATCTACCTCGCTGCCGATGGACTTTATGGAATATCGTCGTTGACGATAACTGCCACTAATTCGCCTGCTACCTACACAGCAGAATTCAATGGAAGCCTTACAGTTGACAACGCCTTAAGTGTGGCTGGAAATGCGACTGTGGCTGGCTCTCTGCAAGTTGGAAGTGGGTCTGGTTCAGCATCAGAAGTTATTAACGGATCAGCGGGATCAGCCAGGGCAATCTTTTTCGACACAAACGGATCGGTGCGCAACGCTATCGTTGGCGCAAATGGCACAGCAGAGAATGGAGCGAATGTTGGCTCCAATATGTCGATCAATAACTACGATGATAGCGGCGTTTTTCTGCGAAGCGTGCTCGTCATCTACCGATCGTCTGGAGTGATTTATACGCCAACTGCCATTGCAATTGGATCTGGCTCAAACGTTGCCCCGGGCTCTGTAGGATCGCTGGTTATCCCATACATAACATCCCAAACGACCGCAACCGACGCGCTGGCAGGAAACACACCGGCTTGCCTTGTAGCAATTAATAACGGCACAACATATAAGCTCGGCGTCCGCATGGGCGGAACGTGGCGATACGTGGCCGTAGCATAGAAAGGATACTCATGAAAAAGGTTTTTCTCTTGGCGATTTTGGTCGTATGTATTTTGTTCCCGGCTCCCGTGCCGGCGAGGGCGTATGAAACCAAACCATCAACATGCACGCTGTTCACCAAATTCTCGCCGGTATACCATGACGACCCAACCATCGTGCGTGATCGTTACGCAACCATTAACACTAAAGCACCTTCCTGCGATCTTGTCAACATTAACCTATTTCCTGATGTTGGCTTTGTAGGCAAGATTGTAAAACGAGCTGCATTCACGTGCGGGCCAACTCTTTCCATCGCAAGTGGATTGTGGAAACACGGATATTTCATGGTGTTCGTCTTAACGGCTACTCCGCCTATCCCGTTTTGCATACAGCCCGATATACGAATGGATCCCTTGCAAGTGTGGAGCGACGGTCGCGAAAAGTATGTTGCTGTTTCCGCGATTGAAAACATGTTTTATATAAACAATGTGGTCAAGATCGAGGAACTGAAATAAATTCGGTTATCGTGATAACGAAAACTGAATAACATTACAACAGGAGACAACGTGAAAAAAAATCTAAACCAACCCATTTTAAATCTGGACGACAAGCCAGTTGTTAATACCGAAATCGAAGGCCAGCCTCCTTTGACACTGGCGTATGTCTGCGAAAACGCCCTGCTTTCAAGAAGGCGTGATGACAACCTTTCTGGTGAAGAACAAGTTAAACGCATGGGCCTCGCATTACGCATCAAAGCCGCAGAAAAAGGCAATGTTCCGATTGATCTTACAAGCGAGGAAGTTGTGTTGCTCAAAAATCAGATCGTTCTCACTTACAACACATTGATCACTGGTCGGTCCTTGGTTATGTTGGAAGAATAATAAATCTTACTGTTGCAGGAGTTTCTATGAAAGAACTGGAAGGAGATCCCCAGGGGAACGTTTTAGCTCAAATCCTGACCGCGCTAGGCGGCTTCAATGCCCGCCTCATCGACATTAACGAGCATGTTCAGGATAGTCATCGCGCCTTGAGAGGGTACGATGCAGAGCCCGGCTTGGTGGCGATCACCGAAGAACTGCGGAAGCAAGTCGAGGAGCTCAGCAAGAACACTGGCACCGATCATGACGCCATCGCATCGTTGATACACCGCATCGAAGCTCTGGAGAAGTACAACATCGACTACCCGCCACTAGCGTGGCTGGTGCGTCATCGGCTCAAGGCAGTGGCTTTGTGGGCCGCCGCGGGACTGGCACTCATGACCATTCTGCTCTCCCCCGTTCTCAACAAGGACTTTGTCTCGATGATCCTGCATCTGCTCAAGATCCCGCAGGAAGTGATCGATTTCTACGTTGGGAAGTAAAGCCAACAAATTCAACGCGAAACAGGACAACTCCTTCTTCAGGAGGGGTTGTCTTCTTTATTTGCTTCTTTTCCTTTTTTATTCCGCTCATTTTGATCTTCATATATTTTTTTCCAACGATTAACTGTATTTTCAAACTCTTGCCGATTTTTAATTGGAAGAACTCCAGTTGAAGAATCAAGTCGAATTCTGCCTTCGCCTTTGTCTACAAACTGTGCCGTCGTAACGTATGCAAACACCGGTTTTATTGACCATCCATCAACTATCCCCCCAATACGAATTAACAAATGCCATTCTCCAGCAGTTTTTGATTCACAAACTTGACTATCATCACATCCTTTTAATATCATATAACCACTCTTTTTTTGCTCAACAACCCTAACTAATGTTCCAGAATTCTCCCTCTCAATAGTTCTCTTACATTCTTTAGTTTGTAAATCACTCTCTACCCAGCCCAATCTACCACTAAATCCAACTTCATTACCTCCCATAATCTGATTATCCTTAAACTGAAACCAAACCGCCCTTTCTAAATCGGCAAAGCATTCCGAAATATCTATTCCTCCGGTGTTCTTTATTGCAATGCAATGATATTTTCCACCATCTAGAGATTGAACTGTGCGAGTGGAAGGCAATATTTCTATCTTATCATTCCAGTTTGTCAATATATTATCAACAACATCCCAAAGCAACAGGCCAAGAATAATCACAAAAATCAAAGTCAACGGAATCAAAATCGGATGAGTGACATAAAGAACAAAAATATAAACCCAAAAAATATTCGGCACTTTATTTGCCATGCCTAACAGAAAATTCCTTACCACAGTATCGCCATCCGTTAGAAACCACAAAATAGAGAAAATAATCATACCTATAGCAACAGGTATTCGACGGCGATTTATTATTTGGGAAACTAAACGCTGGAAAATTTCTTTGGTCATTCCTCCATTTTACCCCTTCGCTTGACGCTAATGGATACACGCCAACTAAAAACAGGCGACTGGAACAGTCGCCTGTTTTATTTCCTACATCGGAAAGTTATTCGCCAACTTCCTCAAGTAGATATGCTAGGTGTGATAATCTATGGTAATGCACTAATATTAAATTGAGTGTTTAAAGCCCAGCCTAACCGCTGGGCTTTTTCCTCTTGTTTCATTTTTCTTATTTAGGCGCTTATTCTTCTGCTTGCGCTCTTTTTTATCCTCCTCAACAATTTCGCTTTTGGGAACGGATACTAAATTAGTTACCAATTCCTTGAAGCGATCAAATTGAGATATTTGAATTTCTGATTTTTGGTCCGCGTTCATATCATCCTACCTATCATGATTCCAATTGGTCTTAAAATCCAGTGCTTTTGTAAATGCGTAGACAGTGCACGATATAACTCCAAAACTACTGCAAACATCGGGCAGTTTGCGATTTGCTCTTTGCTTTTTGGGTTTGGATACTTCTGTGGTTACAACGCATCGTTCTCTTGGATTAATGAGAGCATAAGCTACCAAGAAGGGATCGCGCCCTATCTCTTCTAATTCATCATCAGTTAGGTCGGGTGCGTAGCCCTCATTTGTTACGCGCGATACAAGAGATTCGTTTACATCCTCTTTGAGCAACAGAGCGTCGCTAACACTGGATTCTTTTGCCCACCTTGTAAGCAAGTCTATCCTGCCGGTCTCCTTATCCGGTTTGACATGTCCATCTCTAATTTCCTCATATATTTCGATAGGTATTTTGACAAGCCCCCTTGTTCCTGCGTCTACAAGCCATTCCCAAAATTCTGGGACGCGATCAATAGGATAATAATCACGATTTGCATCTATCAGAGCGTTGGCATCAAGCAAATAAATCAAAATACCCTCCTAGTCCGAACGCGCCGTTTCAATTAGGTATCCTACATTTTTTGCCTTGACCCCCAAGACCTTACCTGCCTTTGACGTGCTGAGAGAACCATCAAGCATCATTCGATCAACGAGTTGAATCAAGGCTTTTCCAATTCGTTGTTTTCGAATCACGTAGTAATCTGGCCCTCCTTCTGATTTAGGCGCCTCGCGATGCTTGACTCGGTTTTGACGCCACATATCCCGAAATGCTTTACTCAGATTATTCCAAGTTGCTTCCTGTATCGCGCCCGCGCGATACAGTTTATAAGCAACCATTGAACTACTAAGATTTCGCTCGGTGGCAAATTCAGTTATCTCTTCTAAAGCCTCATCAAATGGAGTATCGTCGTTCACGGTTAGGGAGGCAAGTTTATCTGCGGATAAGAGAAACTCTCCTGCGACATCGTTGCAAAATTTCTCAATTGGATTAGTTATTATTGAGTTACTTACCCCAGTTTGACCAAGCCATAGGTGAGTAAGTTCATGGAGGAGCGTGAATGACCACGCAGAATGACTATCCTGGTCGTTTATAATAATGAATGGTGCTATCGAATCTACTAAAGCGAAGCCCCGAAATATTTCAGTATCAATTTTGGTATGCCAGCTTCCGAGGTCTCCAATTAGTAAAACAAAAACTCCTTTTGCCTCAGCGGACTCGCGCAACAAAGCAAAAGCATCATCCGGACTAGACTGAGCATAAAACTCACCTTGATTTATTTGGAGCGTCTTTCTGATAGATGCTAAAACAGCCGCTACCCCATCGGACATCTTGGATGATCCAATGAATTGAAGCGGCTCAACCTCTTCGTCCTCCTCCAACGCCGAGTGAACTATACTCTGTCGCGCTACTACATTACGAATGAGAACATCGAGGAAAGCATTTTCTGACGCTGAATAATCTTTGGGAAGTGTACGGAAGTCTTGACCCCGATTTCCCTTTCGAGGAGGCGCGGCCATATAGAATGTCAAGAGCGGCCTTCGGTAAGCCTTTGACATCTTTACCAACAAGGAACGACTCAATATCCCCGTTGTCTCAAATTCTGCAAGACGGTCAACCGCGGATGAGTTTTGCGTATCCAGAATGGATAACTTCTTCGCGGCTTCATCCAGGGTGAGACTTGCCGTTTTGCGAGCCCAAATGAGTATCTCTGGATTAATTTTTGGCACTTTTTCTACCTCTAATTTCGGGGCGTCTTATACCGCGACGCTCCCCAATGAAACCGAGCTAGAATTCTTTCCAGTCAACTTGTTATAGGTCTCATCAACTTCTACCTGTACAGAAAGGTTGGAAAAAGAACCAATCTGCATAGCTAATCGAATTCGATGAAGCATAAACCAAGCAGATTTTTGAGTGACACCCAAGGAACGGGCAATCTCATAAGACGAAACGCCATTCTTGGCATTGGCAATCATCCAAATTGCGGCAAGCCATTTATTCAACTTGACGGGGGAGTCCTCGAAGATAGTACCAACTTTGACAGAGAATTGTTTTCCACATTTCTTGCACTTCCACACCTTGCGAGTCTCCAAAAAGTATTGTTCTTTACCTTCACAATTCGGGCATGTGACTCCCTTGGGCCAGCGCAAACTAGCGACAAAATCAATGGCTTCTTTCTGATTGGAGAAGTATATTATCGCGCCTTGCAAGGTACTGGGCAAGCCACTGTTGGTTTTCATACCAACATTCTAGCACAAACGCTCTGGTGCGTCAAGTATATTATTTGTATCGAAAAGCTATATTGCTTCCAGATCCAGCCACTTGGTAAACTTTACCGATGCGTCTCGCTCGACTTCATAAAGAGCCATTCCGACCCACACCGGACGATCCCTGAACACCTCCGGGCTGCTCTCTGCCCGCCCCACCAACATTTGCAGATCGTTCCTGAACAGCATATCGGCGCCAACGGTGGTCATCAGGAACTCCACATCGCCGGCAGTGATGCCGTCCGCTTCGAGCCCAAGGGCATCGAAGCGGAGGAAGTGGCCGCCTCCATCAAAACGCACAAGCCCGGTATCGTAAACGGTGCGAACCGGCAGACGTGGGAACCAACAATATCTTGGCGGAGGCTTCAAAAAGACGTTGATCATCTTGCCGCGCACAACCGTCCCTGGCTTGACGGTCTCGATCTCTATTCTCACAATGTTATGCTTCATTGCTCTCCTTCACCCTTGGGGTGAATAGTTTTGTAAACACTCTGCTGTATTCCAGCCAGGAACGTGCGGATTTTATATCCAAACGTCATTGCTTCTTCGACCAGGCACAGGCAGATCAGCGCATAGGAAGCCAGATCCATCAATGTATCCTGAATGCTCTCGCCAACCAGGTCGTTATTCGGGTTGGTGATCAGATTTCCTGCGCGGACAAACTTGTCGCTCATCCGGATCAGGACGCCGACCTCTGCCGGTATGTGGAAGACTTCCGCGACGCGAAAGTTCGCAAAAGCATCGGAGCTATCTGCGCCGGCGTATCCAGCCGATTTCCTGATATGCAGCTCTTTGATTTCATCCAGCAATCGCGGGATGCGGTCAGATGTCTTTAGCTCTTCAAGAAGAGCAAGAAAACGTGGATTAGCGGCCATGCCTGACAATCCATTCCTGTACAGTGGCAGCCGCCAGGTTTTTCGCCATCTTATTCCATTCGTTCATCGCAGCGTCATCGCCTGCGTCTTGGTCCACAGCGACGGATCTCATTCCACAGCCGGCGCACTCCACGGCAATGCCGTGCACGTATTCCATCGTTGTGGTTTCAATCAAGTAAACATTGGCATTTGTCTTGCAATGGGGACAAGGGGTAATCATGGTGTCTCCTACGATCTGAGGTAATACCTGACCCAGGCAGTCATCAAAACGACTGCAACCAGCAGTATGGGATCATTCTCGGAACTTCTCCTGTGCATCGGTGAGATCAATGATATGGGTGGGTTCGCCTTGAGCGATATCGGCCCACACATACATCGTGATCTTGCCGTCCATGGTTTCGATCCAGATAATCGGCTGAGTGCCAGGGACATCCTTCACGCCGCATCCTTCAACGACGATCTCGGCGCGCTGTCTGCCATCGACGGTTCTTTGGTTCATGCCAAACATATTCATTGTGTTCTCCAAATTAAATAGGATTGGACAATTGCGGATATGGAAACAGGTTCCACCGCGCCAGGTCGTCCAGGAGGCCAATCGAGGCAATGCCTGGCGCGGTGGTCCTTTCCTTACTTAGCGAAGTCGGGCACCTCTTCTTCGACCGGCTTCTGGAACGCCATGCCGATCGCGGTCATCGCCGCAGTCGCCATGTCGGGCGTGTACGTGGTGAATTTTGCAGCCCTCAGAGCGGCGCGAACTTGCTCTTCGGTCACGTTGTACTTCTTCTGCGCAGCCGTGAGTAAGTCCGCAAACGACATGTCGTAGGACTTGGTCTCCGCGGCGGCCATGCTCATGCCAATGGGAGCCTTCTGGCTGGGACGCTCCGTTGCCGGCGCGCCGCCGTTCAGCCAGTCCGCCAGTTCCTTGAAGAACTTGACATCCGGCTTGACCATCTGGCGGTCGGCCAGTTCCTTCATACGCGACTTGGAGACGATCAGGCGGTGATCCACATCAATGTCGGCCACCATGGTGAACTCGTACTCCATGCCAGCCCGCTGGATGGGCGCCATGCCAACCTTCACGACCTGTTTCTTGCCGCCTTCCTCCCTTTGCTCGTATTCCATCTTGGAGCGCATGGTGCAGACGATATGAGCGGGGGATTGAAGCATGGCATCCACCAGCTTGTTGTGCAGCGGCGTCACCTTCCTCCAGGCAACATACGAGTTGCCGGATCTGGAAGCGGCCACGGCCTGGTCGACCAATGACAACGCGCCGCCTTCGCCTTCCCAGGCATGGGACAGGCTGTCGATCACGATGACGTTGTAGCCGGCTTCCTCTGCCGCATGCAGCGCCTCAACGTACACTTCCGGGTTGAACATGCGATGATCCATCGGCAGCTCGAGCACGTCGAACTTGAAGAAATCCGCGTATAACCGGGCAGACCCTCGTTCGGTGTCGATCACGGCGATCCTGCCGTTCGGGCCAGCCAATGCCGTGGCGCAGGTCAAACTGGTCCAGGTCTTGCCCGAACCAGACGGGCCGTCAATCGCCACACGGGCCTTCAGTTGTTCGCGAACCGCAGTCTGGAATGAAAAGCTCATTTGATTTTCTCCATAAATTAGATTTGGTTTCTGTTGTCGGAATGTTAGATCGTACAAATTTCAACGAACGGGCAATACTCGCACAGGAAGCTGGGCTCCGTGTCGGGCATTTCGCCCGTCTCAAGAGCTTTGAGCAGTTTGTTTCTCCTTTCTTCAATGAGTTGTTGGATCTCCGCAGGATCTCTCAGCGGGATCTCGATCAATACCGCGCCAGTGTGGGCTTCGTTGGAGGACTTGCCGCACTTGGGGCAGGAGAGGTCGCCCGCCCCATTGGGAACGTACATCACCTTGCATGTCCGGCACTTGGTAGGGCCCGACATGTCGATGTACTGGATCGCCGCAGACCGGACATCCTTCCCGTTCTGGCGAAGCATTTCAGCATAGATATTGACTTGCAGTTCATGACTACCGTATGGAAGTTTCGATGGCGTTAGCCATCTGGTGCTCTTAAAATCGATGATGCGACCGTCGCGATAGACATCCATCTTCCCCTCAAGGCCAAGCGCGTACACTGGGATCTCCGCCTCATCACCGTCGCCGGCGTGTTCCAGGACGGAATGAGCGATGTTCCCGATCAGCCGGTACATCTGGGCATGAATGTATTCAGGAGCTGTGGTTGTCTTGGTGTACCAAGCCTTGCGCAGGCAGCCCGTGAGATCGGTGACGTGAATTCCAGTGCGGTCCTTATCATCCAGAATGGCCTTGACAAGGATGTAATCAAAGCCGCAGGTTTGTTGATTGTTTTTGGCGCACGCGAGACAGTCTTCGCGCTTCAGTTCGCCTTTGCCGGCGGAACACAAAACAGTGTCGGAGTGCTTATTCGCTATCATTTTTTATTACCTCGAAAGTTGGGAATGGCTTTCCGATAACGGAAACTACAGTACGGTTTCCAATGAAGATCCAGAGTTCAATTTGTCCGGGATGCCGGACCACTTCAAAGAGTGCCTTGTACAAGCCTTCGGCATTCACGTTCCCTCGGCTGTTCTGGTAGAACACGACAGTCATCAGCCGAAGGAAATATCGATTGCCACGCCTCAGGATGAAGGTCTTGAAAGACTGGAGTGGTCTGCCTTGGAAAACAACGTTGATCACAATGCCTCGAAGTTGTTTGTAGATCGATCCCATTTGAAGGGATTGGTCTTTCCTACAGATCCATTTCTGTTCTTCTTGATGTAGACCCGCAGCGGAACGACGCGGATGGCTCCATCTTGATTTTCAGGAAATTGAGCAATGTCCTGCGGGCGGGGATTGGCTCCCCACGCCATGCGCGGGAACAAAACATGCGTCGCATCCTGCTCCAGGCTTCCGCTATCGCGCAGATCGGATAATTCCGGTTCTGCGTCCGTGCCGCGATTGACAATGTTTCGCGACATCTGGGAAGCGATGATCAATGGAATATGATGCTTCTGAGACAGACCGCGCAACCGGGTGGAAGAGATGGTCGTGTTGGTATTGAGATCGTTGACACGGTTGTTGATAAGCTGGACATAATCCAACCAAAACGACTTGGTTCCCCAACGAACGGCATCGAGATACACCCGCGACACCTCTTCGATGGTCGGCGCCCCCATGGTGATGATGCGCAAGGGAATGGCTCTCAAGTTCTCGATGGCATCCTTCACTCGTTGCATCTGATCGTCAGTGAGGGCGCTTGGGTTGCGCAGCAGTTCGTTGTCGATCTGGGTCTGAAGAGAGACCAGGTGGCGGGCGTATTCCAGTTCGCCATTCTCCAGATTAAGGATGGTGGTAGGCCGCCCTTCGATTGCCTCATAGAATGCTTCGTAGCGCATGATGGAGGACTTGCCTTCTCCAGGCCGCGCCGCGATGATCGGGTAATCCTGCGCTTCGTAAAACTTGACGATGGACTTGATGGGAATGATATGTGGGGTCAATGCCGGCACGAACGTACCGGATCGGCGCTGTTCGGTGACTTTCTGGAACAGATCCAGCAGGCTTCCAATCGACTGACCATCATTTCCGCGATTGCGCCTCATGGTCAGAATGTCGCTTTCGATCCGGTCCAATAGTTCGTCTGGCGGAAGATCCATCCGGTCGCTGTCTGCCGCCCATAAGGCCGCCGAACGGCGAACGGCGCGCTGGACGGCGCTGTTCATGACGGTCTGCGCGAAATACTCGGTGGACTGGGCAGCGGAATAGGTAACCAGTTCATTGAGATAATCCATGCCCATCACGGACCCAAACTCATGTCCAAGGTCGCTGAGCTGGCTTTTTGCAACCAGGGAATTGATGACTGCCTGAATGGAGAGCTGCCCATCCCGGCCAAACGCCAGGATTTCCGCCCACAGGACTTGATGCGAGGGAAACGCAAAGTCCTGCGGGAGAAGAAGCTCGGCGTGTTTCAATTCATCGCCATGCGAGATGACAGTTGCCAGAAGCGACCGCTCCGCGCCTGCCATCGCTTCCTGGTGCGCTTGAAAGTCATACACCGTGTTCATAGGCGCAGTGTCTCGATCTGACCCACCAGGCGTTCGTGGTCGCCGGCAGGCACGGTCACGATATTCGTGTGTGTTCCCATCAAACGAGCGAACATGACTTCCTGATCCGGGCTTGTCTTGAGAACGATGTAATTCACGCCGTCGCGGGTAAAACGAACACCGGCAATATCAGGCGTATGATTTGGATGAATGACGCGCCGCATTTCCAGCACTGGCAAATGCCCGGCTTCCAGTACATTGAGAATTCCCTGGTAGCGCAACTCGTCTTGTGAGAGCTGGTCCTGACCTGCGGCGCTGGCCGTAGCCTGGACGTTGTCCAGAATGTTCCTTACGGCTTCCGCGACGCTGGCGCGATCAGTGGTCGCCGCTCCCGTGATAAGGGCGCGCAATACCGGAACCATTTCGCGGAACTTCGACTTGCCGACCTGATCCCACCATTCCGCGACCGGCTTGCCGGAATTGGCTTCCAGCCAGGGGAAGATGATGTCGCACAGAGCGCGGGTATCCGAGAGTTCAGCCGTGGAAATCCCGACATCGGCGGCGATCTCCTCAAGGCTATGATAGTTGCCCGGGAACACGCCTACCAGCCCTTCCTGATCGATCTCATGCAGCGTTTGTCCACGCTCCAGAATGGTCGCCAGATCGAAACCGTTGAGCAGTTGCAGGACGCGGACTTTGACCATGGCGCGCTTTTCCAGAGCCGTCCACTGCTGCCCATCGGTTTCCTGGTTGATCGCATTTGCGGCGGCCTGTTCCAGTGAGCTGTGCAAGTCGCGCAGGACATCGGACAATTCTGAGTTGGTGCTTGGAGATATGGCTAACTGAGACGATGGCATAGTTTGCTCCGATCTTGAAGTGAAATGACAACCGTAGAATGGCCGATAGGCATCTGGGGGCGATGCAGAACGATTGCGGATATTCCATCGGGTTCATTGGCGCGCGTCCATTCGTCCATGTGATCCCACCACTTCCGGACTGTCTTGGATGCCTCGACGGATCTGGTAACGCCCATGTGCGGGAGCTTGAGCAGATCTTCCAGGCGGAAGCAGAACAAATCCGCCAGGAGCAGCTCGGACTTCCCGGCCAGCATGCAAGCCGGCACTTTGAGGCGGGACTTCACGTCAATGATGAGTTTCACATTTTTGTCATACGAAATATCCGGACCTTCGCGGCCTAAGACCGGAATTCGATGCAGGGGAGAAGTTATCTTTCCGTTATCGGAAAGTAGCTGGGTAAGGTAAGCCGCGACGTTGCGCTCCACGCTTCTTGGGCGAGATTTCATGATGCCTCCGGGGGAAGTAATCTCCCCGCTTTCACGGGGAGATTTTTGTTCAATTAGGGAACGGGCACAGGCAGTGCGCCCATGTTCCAGGTGGTGGTGTACCCCAGCGAATAAACCAGCGTCACGTAGCCGTCCTTATTGCCCACAGGATCGTGGATCTTGGCGTAGGTTCGATAAGCATTGGGGACGTATGCCGTGACGGTCATGGACGCTCCAGGCTGAAGGATTTCCAGCGAAGAACTGTTGAAGTCCGGCTGAGTGCGCACATAAAGCGCAGTGGTCGCGACCGCATCTATCGGCAATGTCGGAAAGTGCGCAAGGTACTGATCTTCAATCCACAAGCTGCCCGGGTCAGAGCCGCTGATCTTCAGTCCATCGCCCTTGTAGAGCAGCGGAATGTATTCCGCACCGTTGACCGTCACCAGGGGCCAGGTGGTGTATTTCATATTGGTTTGGCGCCCAAGATACGCATCGGTCGCATTGAGGATGTTTGCGGCGTTGTTTGGGTTGTAAGGAATTGTGGCAATTTCGTCCCAGCAGGCGCCGGCACGGTATTTCATGTTGATGATCCACAGCATGTTCCCAGGGAAGGTATCCACGCCCAATTTATTGCCGTTGAAGAACGTCCCGTCGGACGCGTTGTGGAGGTAATTCCACATGCTCCCATTGAGCTTTGCCATGGCCGCTATGACCGTCGGTGATAATTGGATGTATTCGGTGTCATGCGTCCAGGATGTCAGATTGAGAATGCGCTGCGGAAATGTGGTTGCCGGGTAGCCGTAGGGTTCGTGCGGCGGCCAATGAGGAAAATTGGGAATGTAGATGGTCCAATCCTTGGACGTTTGCGGAAATGGAGCTACACGTGCATAGTGTGGGCCGGTAAAAACGCAGGCGGTATCTGCGCGTGCGTCAACTTGCGGCACAGCGAAGGAGAACAGCGCCGCGATCGCCAGGACGATCAAAAGAACCTTCTTCATGTAACCTCGTTTCTAAGATTTGGGCTTACGAAACTTCGGCGAGCAGGGCATCGAATACGTTGGTATCATCCTTGGTGCCGAAGTTATCCACGGTGCGGACTTGAGCGACATGTTCCACCTCTACCTTTTCGCTCATGAGATTTCTGAGCCGGTACACCAGAAGCCCGAAAGGTTTCTGTTCCCCGACCGGCATGGAGTAAATCGCTTTCTGAAGAGTGGGCTTGCAATTCTGACAGTTGGCCGTGCACTTCCTTGCCAAAGTCATGGGGGTGCAGTAATATCTGCGTACCTGGGCCAGCAACGCGGCTTCATGGAGATTTCTTTTGACGAGCTCTGGTTTTTGAAGCATTCCGAAAAATACTCTGTTGTTGATGATCATATCGCCTCGGAATAAGTATTGCCCGAATGGAACGCAACTGGCGTTCTGATTGGAACGTCATTGTACCACCCGGGTTTTTGTGCGTCAAGTAGCACCTATGGGGGTTTGTGCGTGTTAGCTTCCAAATGTATGGTATAATTTCCGGCTGGAGGACACCATGCTACAGACCTTACTGAAGGATGAAGCTCGTAAGCGCGGGTGGAGTTCACGACAAATGGCAGAAGCAATAGGGACGTCCCACACTACCATTTTGCGCGCACTCCGAGGAGAATTGATCGACCTGGATACGATTATCAAGATCGCCGACTTTCTGGATGTGCGTGCATCAACCCTATTGGATGGGTTCGGCAAGAAGGATACCCTCGTGGTCCGGGTCGCAACCGTGGTTGAACATGTACCGGGTCTTGCCAAAATCCTGGAGGAGGCATCCGCTGCCGTTGATGCCGGCGCTGCCGATGATGGCCTGATCGAGGACATTGTTTCATACGCCGCGTACAAACTTAATGCCTCCGGAGGCCATCATGAAAAGCAACACGGCAGACTTTCTAAGGCGGGTAGACCAACAGATAAATAGAAATCGCAACATATGGAGATCACAGCAAGTGCTGATCGCTGCGAGCTATATTGTCTTCAGCGTGATGTGGGAACTGTTTTCAAGAAGAGTGATCTCTCTCTTATTTCAACACTCCGCCCTTGAGCAAACGATCATGCTTGACAGGGGTTGGGCGTTTCTGGCAGTGACGGCAATCTTCGTCGCGCTGTACGCAAAGTACTACCATGCCCGACCTATTTGACGTTGCCGGTTTTTAGTTCCTCGGTTATAATAGCGCAACTTGCGAATGGAATACCAACACTCCAAGCGGAACAGAGACCCTCATTTATGGCTCTCTCCGGCGCGGAAATGGCTTAAAAAAGCACCCCCCATGGGTGGATCGCAAATAGGTGTTACACGTTTATGCCCACCCATATGTGGGCATAAATTTGCGGGCGTAGTACAGCGGTAGTACGTCTCCTTGCCAAGGAGAAGGTCGTGGGTTCGAATCCCATCGCCCGCTCTGGATGAGGATTGCAAACCGGCAATCCTCATTTTATAATAGACATTATCGGAAATAATCCACAGATTTCGCCGATTACGCAGATTAGAATTTTCAAGAGAAAAATCTGCGAAAATCTGTGCAAAACTACAATCCTTATTACCGATAAAGTCTAATATACGATTTGCTACCGTACAAAACCATTTTGGGACGCAGATGAACGCTGAAAACGCGGATTTTTAATTGGTTTTTCCGTGTGAATCCGCGCTCGTCCGCGTCCAATTTCCGAAATGTACGGTAGAGAAATATACGAAAGATGGCGTCGTGGCCAAGTGGTAAGGCAAGGGTCTGCAAAACCCTCATCACGGGTTCGAATCCCGTCGACGCCTCTGCATTATTTACGATTGACGATTAACGATTGATGATTGACGATTGATGATTGACGATTTGCGCCTCACGGCGCATTTTGTTTTTCCT